GGCATATACCGGTCAAGCGGGGCGAATGCAGATTCGGTGCTGCCGTCGTTTGTGCTCTTGCCGTAGGCGTAAACTACACCGTCGTCGTCCAGCAGCCGGAAATCAAACAGCTCAGGGAGAAATCCGTGTCTTTCAAGAAGCCGCCCTTTCATCAGGCTCAATCTCTTTGTGTGCTCGTCCTTCCCGGAATCGGTGATCGCCTTGCACCACTTTGTTATGCAGTACATGATGTAGCCTCCTTTGTATTAGAATCTCAGAGTCTGAGGATATAATAATATGAGTTTCTAATATTGTCAAGCATTTTTTCTTAAATTCTCAGAGATTTTGCTTGTAAATCTGCTCTACCTATTGTAATATAAGAACGGAAGGAGGTGCTATCATGGCGGCAATGGTAACCAAAAAGCAGATAGCCAACCTGTTGAAAGACAAACGCCTCGAATGCGGATTGACCGGCGTCGAAGTTGTCCAGCGGTTGAAGCTACAGTATGATATCGACCTGTCAGACAAAACGCTATACGGATATGAGCGGGCCGTCAGCTCGCCGAACGTCCCTCTGTTTCTTGCCCTGTGCAGGATTTATGAGATTGAGGATGTTGCCGGTTCTCTGGAACAGTCGAAAACGCGCCGCCGGTCTCTGACGGCGACGGAAGAAAAACTCGTGAACTATTTCCGGCAGGCTTCCCCGGAGGCTCAGGAACTCGCCCTGAAGATGTTGAAGCCTGAAGAACAAGATACCGTTTCATTGGTAGGTTAGTGAAATAGGAGGGAACATGTTCACAAAAAATACTTTTCGGCAGATCTCTGCACCAGCTCTTTTTCTTCTATTAGGAAGCATCGCCTGTTCCTTTTTGTTCCGGTATGACATAGGTGTCATTCCGATTTTGATTCAAGAGGTTATAGCCTTTCTGTTCGGATATTTTGCAGTAGTTCGTTCAGGGCGCTCTCGCGTATGGTTATGGGTTATCTATATTGTTATGTTCCTGATGCTAAATATCGGGGGTATAGCAGGATGATCTGCCGGTACTGTGAGAAGGAAGTCGCCGACGGCAGCATCTTCTGTTCCTTTTGCGGTGAACGCCTCGCCCGGAAAAAGAAAGGGAAGAAGGAGCTCGTCAAGGTCCCGAAGCCCCGGCAGCTAAAATCCGGCGCGTGGAATATCGAACTGCGGAAGGAGGGCGTCAGCATCACCGAGGCCACGTCGGAAGCCTGCACCGAGCGGGCCCGCGCCGTCCGGGCCGGGTACATGAAAATAGAAAAGGCCCCGCCGAAGCAGAGCCTTGAATCCGTGATACGGAAGTATGTAGATGATAATGAAGCCGTCCTCGCCGTTGATACCGTCCGCTCCTATGAATCCATGCTGAAGAATCGCTTTCAGGACTACATGAAAGAGGATATCTGGACGATGCCGTGGCAGGAGATGATATCAGCCGAAGCGAAGAAGAAAGCGCCGAAGACCGTCTATAACGGCTGGAGGATGGTCACGGCAGCGCTGAACTATGGCGGCCTGCCGGTCCCGAAGGTGAATCTGCCGCAGAGCAATCAGAAAGAAACGCCGTGGCTGGACTATGAAGAGATACAGGTTTTTGTCCAGGCGATTCGCGGGAAGTCCTGCGAGCTCGCGTGCCTGCTCGCGCTGCACTCCCTGAGAATATCGGAAATCCGCGCTCTGAAGCCGGACAGCATCAAGAAGAACGTGATCCGCGTCCGGGGTGCCGTCGTCCCGAACAAGGAAGACAAGCTCGTCTTCAAGGAGGCGAACAAGAACGATCCTTCCCGGCGGGATATACAGGTCATGATTCCACGCCTTACGGAGATATGGCCGAAGGAAGGGGAGATACACATACAGGCAGCCTCCCCGCTGCGGAGGCAGATAGAGAAGATTTGCGAGAGGAACAATCTGACGGTTGTTACCATCCACGGCCTGCGCCACTCCTTCGCCAGCCTCGCCTATCACCTGAAATGGGATGAACGTACCACCTGCGCCGTCGGCGGCTGGGGTGATCCTACCTGCGTGCACCGCATCTATACCCACCTGTCGAAGCTGGACAAGAACGACAACATAGAGAAGATGAAAGCCTTCTATAACGGTCAAAATACGAACGGAATTACGAACGAAATTGAAAAGAGCTGAATTTACGGGCCTCTTGGCAGGGTCAAGGAAAGTTCGAAGCCTTCTTCCCCTGCCAGAACAGAAAGCGAGAGATTTACACAAAATCTCCCGCTTTCCTTGTATTTACTGTACTTTTCCCCGCTTTTCGTATCACCTTCGCGCCGCGTTTTCTGTCGCAGGAAAACCACGATTCAACATTGTAGAATAGAAATAAGCGGCAATTTTACGAACGGTTTTACGAACGCCGGGTTACTCCGGCAGCTCTGGAACCGGCTGCTCCGTTTTCTTGAAACTGTCGTTGAACTCGTTGACGGCAGCCTCGATCATGGAGACAAGCTCGTACTCGCTGACAGTGATTCCGTATTCTGCCAGAATCTTGGATGCTCGCCCCATGGCCTTATGCAGCTTTTCTTCGCCGTGCAGGTCCTTGTAGAGCTGTTCCACGGTCCGCACGACGGTTCTGCATACCGCCTGCTTGATCTCCGTGGTGACGTACTTCTTGTACAGGTTCTTCGCCTGCACGCCGAGCCAGCCCGCGAGAGCCAGCATCAGAAGAAGGATAACCTGCGTCAGATAGCTGTTGAGAATGTTCATGTTTTACTCCTCCTCATAGTCGAGCTTTTCGATGGCGACGATGTTCTCCTCGCCGAAAGCCGCAATGCACTCGGCGAAGGTCGAGCACTTGGCGTTGATCTGCTTCCCGTCCGCAAGCGTGACGATGTACCTTTCTTTCTGTTCGAGCATGGTGTGTTCTCCTTTCATAATTGATCGTGGGCCGCAAGGTTGATATGTTTCTCAATCTTGTCTATGGCCTCTGTTACCGGGCCGTTGGCCCCCTGCTCGTGCATCCCCTTCAGGCAGGCGAGCACGCCGTAGATGATAAGGGTCTGCTCTTTCTTGATGATCTTGATGTCACCGTCCTGATCCTTCTGGTGTTTCACAAGGTCATAGACCTTGTTGTAATACTTGAAGATCGCGACGATGGCAGCGAGGACGGCGGCTGCCGTGATGATGGTCTGAGGAGTGATCGTCATACGTTCACCCCCAATGCCCGGAAGGTCTTCGGCCCCGGAATGCCGTCCGTCGCAAGGCCGTTCTCTCCCTGAAAGGCGAGGACCTGAATCTTGGTCTTGTTGTCGAACACGCCGGTGATCTCCACCTTGTAGCCGTGCGCTTGCAGGAGTGCCTGCAAAACGGCCACGTCGGCCCCCTGCATCCCCTCACAGAGCGTCCGGGGTTTCCAGTACGGTGTAGTCGGTGTGTCGGGTTCCGGCGGTTGTGGCGGCTCTGGAGACGGTTCAGGCGTGCTTCCTGCAAACTCCTCATAGACGGCCGAAGCAAGGCCCACGCGGTAGTTGATCGCCCCTGTGGACTGATCGGCGGGGTTCTCGAACGTCCGCATGAACTTCGCCGTCATGTCGTACAGGGAAGCGTCGGACATGAGAACGTCGTACACACTCCGATAATCCGTCTGAAGCTCCTGCACAAGCAGGTCAATCTGCATCTGCTCGTCGGCCACAGACACGCCCCTGCTCTTGGCGAGATCGTACAGGGCAATCTTCCGGGTGTAATACGTCCACTGGCACAGTCCGTACCCGTAGGCGTCCGACAGGAAGCGCTGCCGGGAATAGCTTCCGTTATCCACCTGCGCCGTGTACTGCTCGTCCGGGATGCCGCTGCGGTCCTCTACGTTGTTTGAGCGGAACGCGGATTCCTGCTGCATGTTCCCCATGATGGCAGCGCACGCATAATCAGAGAAGCCTTTCGCCTTCAGTTTCGCCCAAATGCTTGATTTACTCATAAGTTATCCTCCATGTTCACCCTTGCAAGAAGGTCCAGTCGGTCGAGAATCTTCTCACAGTGGTAATCAATAAATTCGTCGGGGTATTCGCGGAGAGTGTCCATGATGTTGTGGACCTTCTCCGCGATTTCCTCCCGTGCCTCAGCCGGTTTCATCCTCGTCCAGCAGTTCCTGAACGGCAGCTTTCCACCGCTGCGGAACGTCGTCGATGGTCATTTGCCCGGCCTTGATCTTGCGGTAATAGACTTTCGCCATGATTATTCACCTCCGTCAATGAGTGCGGCCAGCTCGATCAGAGCGTCAGCCTGCTCGTCAAGCTGTGCCTGCTGTTCCAGTACCTGCTGCCGAAGCAGCTCGATATCAGAGGGGACAGGCGGCACGGGGTCCGGGATATCGGCGGCAATCTCTTCAGCCGTCCGGGAGACGACGTGCCCGTTGACATACTTATAGATCGGAATGCCGTGTTCTTCGGTGATCGGTTCTCCGATAGTCTCCTGCACTTGGTACCAGCCGTCGTTGCCTCCCATGTCGTTGGGATTGTATGCGGTGATTCTGCCGGAGCCGTCTACATAAACGTACATTAAAATTTCTCCTTTCGGTTGATCTTTGTGTTGTAGCCGAACAGCTCGTGAAAGAGCTTGTCCATGCTGCGGACAGTCTTGTGACTGTTATAGTCCTTCAGTATGTAACCACGATAGGAATTGTGCGCACAGGTGATTTGTTCCTGTCCGAGAAGCCCCTGATCCTTGAAGCGCCGGAACTTCTTCAGCTTCCTCCGGTGCCGCACGGTGTTGACCTTGCAGGGCTTCACAATCACCTTTCCGGTTCCGGTCAGGTAGTAGATGCCCTTCATGTACGGGAATCCGTGCGACAGCTTCACAATCTGCGTCTTCTTCCGGTTCAGCCTGATACCCTTCTCCTTGCACAGCCGGTCGATTTCTTCCAGACAGTACCACAGATATTCCTTGCTCTCATGGATGAGATAACAGTCGTCCATGTAGCAGCCGTATTCCTTCACGCGCAGGATTTCTTTCACATAGTGGTCGATGCTGCTGCGGTAGGAGACGGCGAGGATCTGCGATACCTGGCTCCCGATTCCTAAAGACTTCTCGCCGAACGGTTCAATGAAGTACCGGCACAGCTCATAGATTCTCTTGTCGTCGAAAGCCCTGCCCAGCATTTCATAGACAGGCCCATGCTGGATATTGTCGAAGTAGCCGCTGAAATCCATCAGCAGCACATACCCGGCGTTGCTTCCGGTTCTCCGGTAATACTGGTGAAGATGGTGCTTCAGCCGGTCGCGGGCAAAGGAGATGCCCTTGCCTTCGAGGCTCGCGCCGTTGTCATATATCAGGCTGCGGCTCAGGACTGGCACAAGGGCGTTGTCGCATAGAGACCGCTGCGCGACACGTTCCTTGAAGTGTACGGACTTGATGTGCCGTTTCTTGCCCCGTTCGATCAGGTCAAATTCAATGAAGCCCATGGTCACGTCCTTGCCTTCCAGAAGCATCTGGCGTAGCTGGACGATGTTCCGAAGCCAGCTCATGAAATATCGCTGTACCGATGCTTTCCATCGGATAGACTTCCCGGAGGACCGGGCCGCCTTGAACAGAGCGTTGCAGGTGCAGAGATTATCGTAGTTGTCATACTGCGCTATGGCGTCGCGCCGCTTCTCTTCGCGTCTCCGCTTGCGACGTTCATAGCGCGCTTTGTGTCTCTCTTCGCTGGTCATATAAAAGCGGTACGGAGTACAGGACTGATTATCGAGCGCCGTTCTACCTGCTTAGCATCGGGGCATGAAAGCGAGCTGTTGCGCTGGCCCGCCCATGCAAGCAGCGTCCGCCCCTTGCATCACCGTACATATTTACCCTCCTCTCACGAGGTTTCGGGAAGGTTACCGGCTCCTTCCATAATGAGGCACGGATTTCAGCCGTCCTGCGGCTTACTTTGACTGGCCGATACTGTGGAATCAGAGCGGCACGCGGATGTTGGTGTTGGCCGCGTTGTTGTTGTTGGCATTCCCGTTGTTGTTGACATTCGCGAAGTTCGTGGCCGAGTTGGCGGTCTCCAACCACCAGTTGCTACGGTTTACAGCCGGTAACCTGCTGTGGATTATTGCTTTGGCTTCTGAATCTTGGCGTTCTTCTTCATGCCGCGCAGGAGCTTTAACTCCTGTATCAGCAGAAGGCCGAACTGCTCTACCCGGTCGGGAGTTACGCTGTCGATGGCCCATACACAGTCCTGCATCTGCGTGAAGAGAGTTTCGCCCGCCTCAATCGCCCGCTGCAAATACTCCTTGCGGACCTTCAGGGAATAATCATCGACCGGGAAGCGGGTTTCCGCTTTGGTCAGGTTGTTCCGCATCTCGTGCCAGCTGTTCAGCATTGGCACCACGTCCGTGTAGAGTGTGCGCTTCGGAAAGATTTTCGGGTTTCCGGTCACGCGCCGGAGCTCCATGTAGAGCTGCGTCGCGATATCGTAATACTCCTTCCCGGTTGCGTTCCTGTTTCTTGTATAGACGTTGCTCATGATCGTAGCTCCTTCTTTGCGCCCCATGAAGGGGCGCTGTATAGGGTGTCAGGTGAGGAGGAAGCAGAGCGGCACGCGGATGGTGGTGGTGGCCGCGCCGTCGTTGCTGGCATACCCGGCGTTGTTGACACGCGCGAAGGCCGTGGCCGAGTAGGCGGTCTCCAACCACCAGTGGCTACGGCCGCCGCCGTCTCCGGCCCCTTTGATAAGGTGGCGGGAGCTTCCGGCGAAGATGGGCCACTGGTTGTACAGGTTGCCCGCCTCATAGCCTCCGGCGTTGCCCCACGCGGGAGCGCCGTATGCTTCGCGTTCCGTCGGCAGGAACAGTCTGCCTCTGTCCGTCCACGCCCAGTTTGTGGGTGATCCTGCGCCCGCTGCCATGGTTGCCAGCATGGCACGCATACCCTTGTTGTTGGGTCCCTTGAAGACGTAAGCGCCGAGGCTGGTTGCTTCCAGCAGCTTGATAATGCCGTTGTCGGCGTTGTTCAGGGTTTCCCACAGAGCGGAGCCGCGCCACGGGTTTACCTGCGTGGTGTCGTACCACACGCTGTTGTTGCACCGATACTGAAGCGTCGGCGGCAGACAGTCGCGGGAAACAAGAAGGACGTGCTGTGCAGTCAGCTCCGTGTCGCCGTGTCTCAGGTATGGGTTGATCGCAGCCACTTCCAGCTTTACATTCGCGTTCATGCTCTTGGTGAAGCCAGCCGTGCAGTCGCCGATTGCCGCGTAGTAGTCCGTGCCGCTGATTTTGAACTTGATCGCGGTCGCGCTCTGATACTCGCCTTCATACGCCGCGTCCGTGGTGTCCACTTCCGTGGTGAGCGCCGCGTCGCTGTAATACGTCACGCCGCTGGGCACGGTGAAGCGTGCGAAGTCTTTATAGCTGCCGTTCAGGGTGATGGGGAAATAGTCCCCGATGTGAATTTTGGAGAAGTCGCCCGCCGCAATCGCTGTGTGCAGCGCTGCCGCGTTTTCAAACTCTTCCGACAGGTCGTTGCCGCCGTACCCTTCAATCAGGGGCGTGCCGTTGGCCGCCCGGAGATCGTAGGTCACGCCGTCAACTTCCATCTGGTCAAGATATGGTCTGTTAGCCATTCAGTTGAACTCCTTTCATGATACGGTCGCCGCCGGGGCGTCTACAAAGATCGTGAAGGCCGGGGAAGTCAGTGCCGCTCCGCTTCCCGTCAGCTTGATACACGCCTTGTGTCTTCCGACGGTTGCCGTGAATGTTGCGGGCAGTACGATTTCCACGCGGTTTTCCTCGGTGATCGTACAGCTCGCGTTTATATATGTACCGTCCGGCTTCTGTGCCGCAAGGACGGCGGTGGTGCCGTCCGCAATGCTGTAGGGAGTGCCGCTCTCCTTCAACAATACGGACAGCTTTTTCGCCGTGTCCCCCTGCCTGACGGTGACATAGACCTGTGAATCCTGCTCGTTCAGGTCGAGCGAGAAACGTGTGATAGCGTTGTTCATGGTGATCTCCTTTCTTATCCGTTCAGCCATTTGGCGAAGGTCTTGCTCCTCGCCTTGTTCCACTGTGTACGCCAGATTGCGTCACACTGATCGAAGGTCAGCTCGCCGCTTTGCATGGCCGTCATGAGCGCCACGCCCATTTCGTCCTGCTTCAGGCTGTCGTTGCCGTCGGTGTCCGCGTTCGTGAGGATTTCCATGTACCTATCAAGGCTCATGTTCCCCTGAAGCTGCGTCTCCCAAATGCTGTACATGGCCTGTTTGGCGCTGCTGTCATAGACCGGGACCTTCTTGAAGTCGTCGTAGCTGCTCGCGCCGGTTGCTGCGGCTTTCGCCGTCGCTGCCGGTGCTGCCGGGGTGAAGGGGACCGCCGTCCGCGTGGGCGTGCTGCTGCCGGTTGCCGCTGCGGCTGCCGGCGTCTCTGCCTTTGTGCCGTTTCCCTTGCCGCGCCAGTCGTCGAAGGTCTGGTTGTTGTCCTTGTGCCACTTGCTGCGCCAGACGGCCGCCGCCTGTTCTTCGGTGATCGTCCCGTCTTCCAGCGCTGCCACAAGGGCCGCGCCTACCTCGTCCATCTTATACTTCCCGTTGCTGTCGCCCCACACCTGATCCGCGCTATCAAGAATATCCTGATACTGCTTTTGCGTCATACCGGTAGGCTTGATGTAGTCGGCGAAGGTCCGGTCAATAGCTCGCTGATAATAAACGAATTTCTTGTCCGGCGCGAAGAAGCCAACGGTGTTGTTCCACAGGTCTTGTACTTCTCTCCATGCCGTCGCAAGCGGGATGCCGGACAGGTTCGACACAGCACGCACCAGATTGTAGGCAATCGAATACGGGGTATAATTGTTGTATTTGCTGTCTCCGTTCCACTTCCCGGCAATAATGTCCATGGCCTTGCTCAGATACTTGGTGTACATGGCGAGGCCGGAGGATATATCGTTGCCGTACAGGTCGAGGCCGAGCTTGTCGAACACGCCGAACTTGTCCAGGTATCCTTTCATCAGCTCGTACAGCTCGGAGACAACAGGAATCTTGCCGAAAATCAGCTCTTCTTCCACAAGGTTTCCTTTGAAGGCTTTCAGGTACTTGGCGATATAGTTCTTCAGCCAGTCCGGGTCTTGGTCGTCGTCGTCTCTCCATGCGTCGATAACCGCCTGCATGGCCGACAGGATCACCTGCCCGACGGCGTAGACCGCCGCTGTCTTGGCGATATTCCCGCCGTTGCGCTTCCATGCCTCGCTGCGGCTCATGCCCTGCTGAAGATCGTCCGTGTACTTGTAGTAGGCGTCGGTCAGCATGGACATGGTTGCCGACGGCTCAGACATGAAGGAACCGAGCTGTCGCGCGATAGCGCCCTTGCTGCGCAGGAACTCCGCTTTCGTTAGGAGGCTGTCTACCACCTGCGTCTTATAAATGACTTCCTCGAACAGTTCTGTAACCGCTTTGTAGTATTCCTCCTCGCTCGCGTAGTTGCTGCGCTTCACGCTGTCCTTGGCCGCGTACCACATAGCCGCCCATGTAAACCGGTCTGCTGCTTCCGCGCCCTTGGTGCCCACTTCCATCACCCGATCCAACACGCCGGGGTTCTGCTTGATCAGGTCGGTCAGTCCCCGCGAGATGTTGGTGTCATAGAAGCCCAGCGCTTTCCACGCTGCGATACCGCTGTGCTGCTCCATCTCGTCAGCGAGCTTCCGCATTTGCGCAATGCTCATGCCGAGGCCCTTTGTGAGCTTTGCGGGTGAGAGAATCATAGCCGCCCTCGTGATCGCCGTCGGCTGCTGGATAATCACGCGCAGGTTGAAGGCAATCGCCGCGCCGTTGAAGTGATGCAGCATCTTCAGCGGGAGCGTGTCGTAAGGATCGCCCTGTGCCGCTGTGCCGTTGTAGGCTTTCAGGAGGTTTATCACAAACTGTTCCGCGTAGCCCTTTGCGCCGCTGCCCGCCCGCTCGTCCAGCGGAGCGCCGAACGCGGAGGACAGCTTTGTGCGCACGCTGGTGGTGTCGTTCTTGTAGTTGAACCATTTCAGCGCGTCCAGCACGGGCAGGGCAAAGGCCCGGTACTGTGTCATGCTCGCCGTGTGATTGGCGAACACGTCGAAGATGTTGTAGAGAATGATCCGGTTGTCCGCGTTCTCCTTCAGCTCCTTGGTGAAACTGCTGTTGAGAAGCGCGTACAGGCCCGCGTTGTCGGGGCTCTCGTCTGCCGTGGTGCTGAGATAGCGCCCGTCGCTGTTGATGGGGAAGTAGTTCTCTTCCGTGAACTGCTCCACGTCGAATCGCGCCATACTGACGTAGTTGCCCCACGTCGCCGTCTCGGTGCTCATGTACTTCTGAAGCGCGTCGGCCACTTCCCGCTGCCGGGGAGTGAGTTCCGCAATCATCTTCTGTACGTCGTCGATGGTGACGATGTGCCCCTCGTCCAGCTGCACGGTCTTCCCGTCCTTGTAGTTTGCCACGCGGATGCCGTCCCCGTAGATGTGCGTCAGCGCCTGCGGCCTCTTGTTCAGGCAATACAGGCTCATGATGTGGGTGATCGGCATGGTCACGGTCTCGCCGTCCGTTGTGGTGAAGGTCTTGGTTTCCTCGCTCCACTTCTTCACTTCCTTCGCCGTATAGGTCTTCTTGGCGAAGTCGATGATCTTGTTGGCAAGAAACGCCTGCACGCTCTGGCCTTCCCGGAACTCATGCTCGATGCTCTGGCCGCCCTTGCCGAAGTGCTCAAAGGCATAGCTGGGCCGCATGTAGTCAAAGCGCATGAAACGGTAGGGAAGGCCGCTCTTCTTGGACTTCTCGAATTTGCCGAGATGCTCGACCGTCTCCTCGCCTGCGTCATAGGCGTGCTGGAACATGGCGTTGTTGTGGAAGCTGTTCATGGTCACGATGTACTTCCGCAGGGTCTTCAGGGTCTGTGCAAGCTGCTGAAGCTCTGTCGCGCTCATGGCGTTCACCACAAAGGTGCCGCCGTTGTCGTGCATGTGCTGTTCCGTCCTGCTGATAAGCGCCTCGAAGGTCTCCATGAACTCAGCGGGCAGGTCGTTGTACCCGGAATACAGGCCCTTGGAATCCACGTTGCGCTTGATCGCGTCGCGCATCTTCTTCAGGTCCTTCAGATACCGTTCGTCTGCCTTGGTGGTGTCCAGCCCGCTCGTGCGGAGCGCCGTCTTGCTCATCAGGTTGATGCTCTCGATGAAGTCGGCCACAGTCTTCTGAATCTCTGCCGGGACGTGGGCCCGCATATCCTTGTTGCTGGGCCGCATCAGCCACTCGCGCAGGGTGTTCACTTCCCGCCGCACGCGCTCCCGGTATTTGAAGGTTGCCTCGCTCTGGTCGCGGCGTTCACGGTAGCGCTTCAACTTCTCGTCGCCGCGTTTCCGCTCTTCCGTCTCAACTACCTTCCGGGCCTGCACAAGCACCTGTTTGAGAACGTCTTTGTTTTCCAGACTGATAAGCCGGTTTTCAAGGCTCTTAATCTTAGAATCTAAGACAGACATGGCAGAACGAATCCGGTCGGCTTCCGCACGGGAGCCTCCTTTCGTGAACTGTTCCTGTTTGTACTGCCTGCCGAGCTCTGCACGCTGATCCTGCGCATCCTCCAGCTGCGACAGCACATTGTTGAAGATGTTCAGGGCGTTCTTCTGTACGTCGTTCAGCCCTTCTACATCAATTTCCCCGGCTGCCATTTTGAGGATTTCCCGGTTGCTGATACTCTGCTGCCGGGTAGATTCCTGCACGATGGGTTTTCCGGGAGGGAATTTCTCTTTGTCCCATCTCCGGTAGCTGGGGGAGCCTTCATAATCAATCGGCACGCCGATCTTTTCAAGCTCTGCCTGCAATCCGGGAGGAACGACGTTGAAGGGAACAGATACTTCGGTGTCTTCTCTGTCGAGAATCTCCTTGTACATCCGCGCCACTTCACTGTTTTCCAGTCTCCGAACAGGCATTAACCATCTGGTTAAGTACACCTGCCGGTTTGTGTTCTTCAGCTTCCCGGCAACAGAGCCCTTCTTCCACGGGTGCATACCGACAGGAAGCGCTGCGGTCACAATCTCGCCGTCGTTGCGTGCTTCACGATACCAGTAACCGCTGGTAAGCTCGCTCTTCGGTATCACACACTCATAGGTGACAAGGTTGGGACGCGCATAGGCTTTATCGAACTGGTCATTCAAAACCACGTCGCTGGAATGCTGATAAGGATCGTATGCAGCGGGGACAGGTCGGGAGCTGTCTTCTTTGTTGAGATTGTACTTCCAGACCTTTTCGCCCTTCTTGTTGATCTCATAGAAGATGTTCTTGGAGTTTGGATTGCCGACGCTCTCTTCCCACTCGCCGACGGCCATAGCGTTTGCCATTTTGAGGGTGCCGTCGTCGGCCTTCTGTCTGGATGCCATAGGAGGATAGAGTTTCTTCTTTCCGTTGACTTCCAGCTCAAGGAAGGTCTTATAGGTGCGTACTACTTCGCCGTTCTCCAACTGATCGTTGAGGAACTTCAGGGTTTCAGGGTCGTTCACACGCCGGGAATACTGCACGCGCTCTTCTTCGGGGTCTGCGTTGAAGTCGTTCTGCACGTCGGCGCTTTCCGCTCGCTCTTCCTGCTGCTGCCGTCTGGAATACTGCACCTGATCCTCGCCGCGTTCCACGACATTGGCCACGGGGTTGTTTTCCAGCAGCTTATCAAGAAGTGCTTCGCCCTTCTCGTTGGTCGGGATGAAGAAGCGGTTCGTGTAGCTGATCCGCTCCATGATCATATCCGGGTACTGCTGCTGGATCGCCCATGCGTTTTGCGGCTGCTCATATTCGAGACGCCACTCTCCGCTTACACGGCTGCGGTGGATTTTGGCCCGGTAGAACGTGAGATTGAAGACGGCATTACTCTTAAGCGCCTTCTGCATCAGGCTCTTGCCGGTGAATTTCTCCTTGGTGCGGTTCTCTCCGAAGCGGCTCAGAACGCCGTCGATCTTGTCAGCAGGTATGATCCTGCCGAGGTACGCCTTGCCGTCGTCGGTGATAAGACGCTGTACCTTCGTGTTGCCTTCTTCCGGCAGGCTGTTCCAGATCGGCAGCAGGGAACCGGACAGCAGGTGTTTGACTTCCTCGTTGTACTCAGGTACTTTCTTGAGCTCTTCGTCCCATGCCTTTTGCCACTCGGCTTTTGGGAGAAGCTCTGCGTTCGCATTGAGTGTCCGCTCCTGCCACACGCTGCTTTTGCTGCGGTTTGGGGATTGAATCTTGTACTGCTTTACGATAGCGCCGTACTCGGTGGTTTTATCGGCAATCCGGTAGACCGCCCGAATGTCGCCGTCCTTGGTTCGGAAGATGCCCTCAAAGCCGCTCTTGAAGTTTTCCGCTTCTGCTACGGTGGTAATGACCTTCGGCTTGGTGTAAACCTTCGCCTGGACATAATGGGTAGCCGCGCCGGTGCCTTCCTGCTCATGGATAACCTTGTCGTCAACAATCTCGATCTTGTCGGCTTTGACGTTCTCCATGCCTCGGTCAAGCGTGCCTGCCTGAATCGCCGCGTCCATCTCCGCTTCATAGATGCTGATGAACGCATCGAACACGCGGTTCTGCTCGTCCACTTCGAGGGCGAGAATACGGTTGAGGAACTTGCTGATATCCCGTGAGACGGTTTCATCCAGCTTGAACTGGCCGTATTCTCCGGTGAACTTTTCCAGAAGGCCGAGCTTCTGAAGAACTTCCTTCCCGTTGATCCCTTCCAGCTTATCGGTGCCGAGCCTGCGGTAAAACTCTCTCAGACTGTCGCGGGCAAGGTCTGTTTCAAGGTTGTCGCTCGCGCCGAACATGCCGCTGCCGGTGTCGCGCTGGCCCTTGGTCAGAGCGCCGAGCTGGTCAAGCCTGCGGGCAATGGTGGAGGTGAAGCGCTTCTGCCCTTTGATATCGGTCGTTACAAGCTTGTAAATCGGGGCGCTGGCCTCGTTACTGCGGTGGGTGCGTCCGAATCCCTGTACGGCCTTCGACGCTTCCCATCCGGGTTGTA